TGATAAGAACGAATAATCGTCCCATCGGGGGTTTTCAACATTGAAGCAATAATTTTACTCATTAGTATCTCACAATTCCAATTATATTCATTACGATAAAAAAGACATTTGTCCAGAGCAATGACTTACTTGCATCGCTTGATGACAATAAGGTTACTGATGCAATTGACGATGCAAGGAATAAAATGTAACCCAACTGTGTCATACCAATATTAGCGGCAATCAAGAATGAACCAATCATTGCACCGCCAAGGGCGATAACATCTAATACTTTTTTCACAATTTCTCCACGTGGATCGAAGTGTCATATTGCGATTCGCAAAACAGCACATAATTAGCATCACACTCAGGCAAATAGTACACAGTATCAATCCACTTACCGTACTGAATAACTTTCCACGCAACCATCATATCACCTCAAAAAGGAATGTCATCAAAATAATCATTGTCGCAAACATAATCTTCATCAGTTCCCCAACCAATGTTTGCGAGAGTGTCGGCATCAGCTTCGACATCAGTCATATCGACAGGTTCATCGTACTCATAATCTTCGGGGTGACATTGCTCAGGACCATTATAATGAGGATTACGTTCCCACGAATCATAATCCGAAAGGATCCATTGAACATCGGGGCGATCCTGACCAACGATCCAAACCCACTGACGAACTGCATCTTGAATGTGTGACATTATTCCACCTCGTATTCTAACACTTGCCACTCAAAATAATCGCCGTCTTCTTTTTGCTTCTGATCACGATACAACTCAGCTTTATCTTTCGACAAAAACACTTTCTCATCGGAATCCAAAAAATACCCTTCATATTGAACTTCGCACACAACCAAATAAACTTTCATTTCCATCTCCTTACTCGATGAATACATTATACATCATTGGTGGACAAAATCAATACATATAATATATGCTTGTTTTATAAGGACTTTTATGTGGCTGTACAAATGTAAAGAATTAGAAGATGCTGATATACCAACCAAAGCGATTGGGTTCATTTATTTGATTACACAAATAAGTACGGGCAAATTCTACATTGGGAGGAAACTTCTAACTGCTGCATCGTCCAAAACAGTCAATGGTAAGAAAAAGAAAACTCGCAAAGATTCGGGTTGGAGAGATTACTGGTCATCGTCACCAAAAATAAAAGAATGGATTGATGAATCAGGCACTGATGACTTCAAAAGAGAGATATTAATGTTTGTTACCAGCAAAGGAATGTTGGCTTATGCCGAAGAGATGGCACTGTATAGTGTTGGTGCACTTGAAAGTGATAAATGGATCAACGACAATATAAGAAGCAAGGTTTATCGCACTTGGTGCAAACCCGCTGAAGCACAAGAATTGAGAGGGGTTTTGAAGTCCCTCTCATTGGCGTTATAATTGCTCGTCGTCTTCTAAATCGTTACATTCGTCTTGTGATATTTCACCGCCACAAGCAGGACAGTATTGAACATCATATCCTCTTGGCACTGTAACTGTAAAATTGCAGTCACAGTCGAAACAAATAAATTCTCTTTTTGGCATATTATTTTCTTTCTTTTAGCCGACTAATTTCGATCCACAGCTGCGTATTTTCTAAAATTAGATATGCAAATACCGCCACCAATGAAGTTTCTTTTTCCTCATCGTTCAACTTCGAGTTATTTATAATATCCTGATATTGTTCAATAGCTCCTAAAATTGCCACTTGTTTGGCAGAATCGTAATTGATACTTTCCCAATCAAGTGGCTTCTCAAAGGCTATATCGTCAATCAGTCCCGAAATAGCCTGAACTATCATACTTGAACTTCGCAAGCGCCACCAGCACAGGCTGCTTGGTCGGTCAATGCAGTATTATCGTCTTCTTCTTTGACTTTAGTCAAATCAATTGCGTGAAGATGTGACACCAATTCTTCAAACTTTTCTTTTGTGCAGTCCTCAAATGGCGCTTGCTTATATGAGCCACCATCATAAGGAATTACGCTGATGCCTGTATATGTGTCTTTGTTCTTCCACATCCACGCACCTGCTTTATGCCATTCACCGACCTTCAATGAAATCGTGCAAGACACATTATGATAGTTGTCACCAGTACGATGACCAGACTGAACCCATTCCTGATTGAAACGCTTAACGCGCTCCAACAAATGCATAAATGATTCTGTGCGATAAATTGCACCATCAGGTGACTTTTGTGGGAATGACATCACTGCTTCAATATGTGGTTTGAAGTAGCAATCTTCAATCAACTCTGGGAAGTTTTGTTTCATATAACCATACAGTGCTTCATTCTTACCAACACGCATACGACGAATGTAATAATCATTATGCCAAGCGTGAATGCCTGATGATGAACCGAGAACCAAACTTGAAGTTCCTGATGGCTTTACCGTAGTAGTACGTGCTGCAGGATTGATACCAATTAGTGCAGCAACTCTCGCATTCTCTTCTTTGACAACATCAGCAGCAAGTTTCAAGTCTAAGTTCAAAACAGCACCAGAGGCAATACCTGTTTGGCCAACACCAATCAGTGCTTCACGTTCAGTAGTCTCTTTCCAGATTTCACGAAGATAATGGAAGTCGGTATAACCTGCTTGTAATGTGCCAATGAACGATGCTGCTTTTGCTCGGGCATTCAAGTCATCCTGATCAACCACATCACTCACATTCATCTCTGTAAGATTACAGAATTGGCAAGCGTTCAGTGAAATTTCAGCACAAGGATTCGTTCCAAGTTCATAATTGTTTGTCCAGAAAATTCCTGGTTCGCCAGCGCCAGAAAATTGAACACGTTCCCAAATGTCGAAGAACTCTTCTTTGGTCATTTCAGCACGGTGTAAGACAACTGAGTTGTTAGCACGACCACGCTGAGGATTCAATTCATACCAAGCACCTGATTTTGCAGTTAGCATGTCCATATCGCCTTTGCTAAACAATGCAATCATTGCTGCACGGCGAATGCCACCACTCAATACTGCATCAGCGATATGACAAAGAATATCGTGTGCTTCAATTGACTTCAGTTTGCGACCAACAGCATCATTTAGTTTGGCACGAATCTGCTCAATACAAATACGAAGTGGATCAGGCCCAGGTGCTTTACCACCAGAAGTGATTAGTTTTGCTCCCTTTGGGCGAATATCACGATAATCAAACTCTGGGTTCGACTTGCCTAAGAAGTATGCTTCAATAATAATCTTGACGGCATCTGCCCAGCCTTCAATAGAGTCGCCAACAAGGAAGCGGCGCTGTTTCTCTTTTGGTCCTTGAACGACTGGAAGTTTGTCAATGTGATGCGACTGCACAGAATAGCCAACACCTGAGCCGCCAAGAAGAAGGAACATAACTTCTTTGAAAATGTCTATGTTATCGACTGGTGCAAATGCACAATTGAACATACGATTGTTACTCAGTTCGATTGGAACTCCACCAAACTGCATTGAGCGCATTGATGGAAGAACTTTCTTAGTACGAACAAAATCTTTATAGACCTTCTTAATCTCATCTTTCAGTTGTGGGTATTTTTTGATATGCATCGCCACATTACGATCACAAAGCTCGTCCCAAGTCTCTCTTCGACTTGCTTCTGGAATGTACTTTGCATACTTATTGAACACGGTAATGTCTGATAGAATTGATTGTGAAACGTCCATTGTCATTTGTTATTATCCTTCTTTATTATTTCTACACCAGCATCCTGCAACAACAAAATGCCATCCCTTGATCTGTAATCTTCACTATAAAAGACTTTTCTAAATTTAGCTTCAATAAGCTTTGTCGCACACCCTGAACAAGGGCTGTGGGTGATGTATATATCACAACTGCTAAGATCAATTTTATCACGATTCGCAAATCGTATCAAATTATCTTCAGCGTGAATCACATTTGTTTTAGTAAATCCGTTCTCATCTTCACAACAATTATCTTCTCCAGGCGAAGTGCCATTGAAACCGCAACATACAATGCGACGATCTCTAACAGCAACTGCACCCACTTTCAATCGTGTGGCGTATGATAACTTTGCGGTTTCATACGCCACATTCATAAAATAATTATGCCACCGTTGTGGATCCAAAACCACCTGCTCCACGGTCAGTTTTACTCAACACATTTTTATCATACACTTGGAACCAAGTAAATCTTGGAGGTTGATATAAAGTGATTTGAGCGATCTTTTCACCCTTCTTCACCATATAATCAACATCGCTTGTATTCCATACAATCGCACAAATTTCGCCACGATAGTCATGATCAATTTTGCCAACTGAATTTGCGATACGAATGCCAGTCTTTAGTGATAACCCGGAACGCGGAAATACTAAAATCTCGTACCCATCTGGAATTTCCATAAACAACCCAGTCGGAACCAATCGTGTTTGACCGGCTGGAATTTCAACATCAATTTTTGCCATGATGTCCATACCAGTTGCGCCAGCAGTTTCATACTTTGGTAGTGGATTATTTGACTCATTATATACTTTCACTTCAACCATTATTATCCTTTCAAATACTCAAACATATCAATAAAACTCTTGTATGCATCAATTGATGCGACTGGTGCAGGAAATTTTTGAATATCAATCAATGTGATAGTATATTTTTCCCTTGTTGGCCAGTTCAACCCACGACTAGACATAAATGCGTGTGCCTCAATGAATTGCGCCTTCTTGTCATAAAATTTAACATGATCAATTTCTATTTTTGTGAGTTCGCCAACTCCCACATACTTTTTATATATCGCGGTTAATAATTTCTCTTCTATAGGTTCAATGACAGCTTTTAATGATGATATTTTCTTCACTGGAGAAGGAATGTCGCCAATATATGCTTCAGCTGCATCGTGTAGCAATCCATAAAGAACTATATTTCCGTCAAACCCATCATCCATCATCAAATTGGCAACAAGCACACAATGCTGAGCAACATTGTAAGGAATTTCAGTTGTTGTATGACCACTAAATCGTGATATGCGACTTAGTGACCATGCAATATCGTGAATGTCAATGCTATCAGGGTCAATGTTTTCAGGATCAACAATTTTACCCGAAACAGTTTCCAATGTTGGCATTAGTATGAATCCTTATCGCCACAAATTACAACTTGATGTTGTTTTGGATATGGATCAAGCCAAGTTGGTTGTGGTGCAGTGAATGAGTAAGATTCTTTTTGTGGTATGTAACGATTTTCTCTGATAAAATCGTTGAATACCTTCTCTACTTGATCTTTTGTCAATGGTGGCAATTCGACTGCTTCGAGTGCAGGCATTTGTTTCTTTACTTCAATTTTTGGCTCATCAGTCGCCAACACAGAAGAAAGAGATGGAAACTCTTTGACAATGATCATCCAAATTCTGTTTGCGATTTCCATGTGCTCTTTTTGTGTACCATTAGCACCACGCAATTCACAATAATGAATAAATGAACGTAATGTGCCAGTCATATACATTGTTGATTTAGTCATACCTTCTGGCAGTAGAGCACGAGCTTGTTCTTTTGCAATTCCCATTGCGAGAGCTTTGTCATATCGTGATCTAGATATCTCAGCAACCTCTTCCTGAAACCTGATCCATTCTTTTCTTTTAGCTACATCGGACAGTGCATCGGATAACGCAATACTATTCTGACGATTCTTGTTATCTTGCATTCGTGCTTCACGGAACTCAAACTGATCTGTTACTGCAGCATATCGCTGACTGAACTCTTGAAATGTGAATGAACGATGACGAAGAATTTGACGCCCAATGTCCCTAGTCGTTTTGATTTCAAATGTCAAAGATACTTGCTCAAATGGGGACCAGTGCTTGTGTTTTGCCAAATAACGAAGCAATTTGGGTGCTGTTTCATTATTGATTTGATTTCCAGGATTAGACACCCTGGCTGCATATGCAATAAACTCTTCACCAGTAGAGACACCTTCAATGCCACAGGGAATAGTTTTTGCTACAAGTTTCACTTCACTCATCGCAATCACATCCACCACAGCAACCGCCTACATAACTTGGGAATGGATTTGCAGCCGAAACAAATTCCCCATCTTCTTTCACTACACCAATTTCGGTGTTGTGATGAAAAACAAATCCACAGCCTTTTAGGAAATCGAAGAACTTCCACATTGGTCCAGAATAACCAGACCAAGCATCACTTTCTGTTTCAAACTCTACAACAGTACGAGTTTGTTCCTCATCGTCATAACAAACAAATTCATATCGCTTACTCATAATATTTCCTTCCATTTAGTAAAATACAACTCCGCCTCCAACCCTTGATGGGTATTTTTATCAATTATAGTCAGTAGTTCATTTTGTGTCAAATTGTTTTCGGTCATCATCAAGTTGATGTCTTTCCCTTTTAGTGAAAGTGGCAGCATACAAACTTTCAATCCCATATCAATCATCTTTTTGACGATCTTCATCACCTCTTTATTTCGAGTATCACGGTCAGGAATATATGTGACATCTCCAGCAGAATGATAATGATACAATGTGGCATTACCAACAGCGACACAATTTGGTAAAAACATTGAATCAATTTGACCTTCGACTACATATTGTTTCTTTGTTACATCAACACGATTCAATCCATAAAATTTTGGTTTTTGCTCATCCAGTACAATATTGTAGTAGCGTGGTTGTTCATCACCAAATGATCGTGCTGAATAAGCAAACAACATTCCTTCATTAGTGTACCAAGGTATAATCAATCGTGGATGCTCCGATGATTTGATGGTGCTCTTAAATTTATCAGTGTGTCCTTTCGTCCATTCAAAGAATTTCGGAGCATAATACAACTCATTATGAAATTGCGCTGGAATTTGTCGTGACTCCACATACTGACGAGCTGGATGTGAAGATGACAATTCCGATATTGATTTCAATTCAGCACACACATCTGGTATGAACTTTTGTGTCTTAGGAATTGCTTTCATTAACTTGATGATATTTGCATCGGTATCAACTTTGGGTTTCCTCAAATCGCCACCATTCTCTTTGAACTTTTCCAAATTGTACTGCTCATACAAATTGAAATCAAACTTATTGAGGAACTTTGCAAACGACATTGAAGCACCACAATTATGGCAATAAAATTGTAGTTGGTTGTTCTTCGCTATAAAGTAACCACGAATCTTGTTTGCTTTTTTTGATGAATCCCCGCAAAGAACACACTTACAATTATAAAGTGTACCAGGACGTTTCTCTTTGAATTTCTCCAAACGGAACGAGATTTGTTTCAAATAACTCTGATCTAACCACAGGCTCATAATGTATCCCACTCATAACAATACCTGAATTATATACGCTAAATTATTTTAGTACAAGCAAAAAAGACTTGACATAATTAGTAAGACCGTGTATCCTCGTATCTGTAGTCCCAGTGCATATACCGGATTATTACTTTACTTGTGTAACAGCAGTACTAGAAACAGATTTCAATAAGTTCTCTAATTTGAGTGCATATTCAGATAGTACTGATAAATCATTTGAAACAGCTCTTACAACAAGTCCTTCTGATTGTAAAGTAACAGATGACATCAATTGAGGTCTTTCTGGCATATCAATTGTATATGGTTTATATACGGGAATTTCAGCACAAGGATCTCTAGGTTTTTCAGGATTGCAAGCAGCACCCATCAAAGGGACAGCAATGAATGGTAACAAGTAATATAGTTTCATTTTCCATTCCATTTCCCAGCTACAATAGCTGATCTAGATTTCAATTCAACGATAGCTTCTTCACAATTCTTTGGAATTGGTTGACCTTTCCATTCGCCACGTAATTTAGCAAACTCATCTGAAAGAGCTTTGTTTTTACCTGCAGCAACATTCAGTTTGGTCTGAACATCATTGTATTTCTCTTCACCTTCTTTTAGACGCTTGTTTTGATCTTCAATACGATCTGCAAGTTCATTGTTCTTAGTAGTCCAAATAGTCTGTTCAAGTTCCAATTTTTCAATTTTTATGTCTTGATATTTGACTAAACCAACCAATGATATAAAGGCAATGCCAACTGCTATATAAACATAATTCATAAGTTATCCTTAAATTCGTACACCATCATCTTCATATATATCATCTTGACCATTCTGTATAAATCCGAATGGTGTCAATTCTTCTTCTATTTGTTTCATTGCATTAGAATACATTTTGTTTCGTATATCACGATCATATAAGTCTTTGAACCAAGGTTGAGCTACCAACCATCCAAACAACCATAAGCACGCAACAGCATCATCGTGGAAGCCTTCATCTGCTTCCCAAGTACCAGCATCATTTTGCACAAATGTACTTAGCTCTTGAATTGCCTTCAAATCATTCACGATCAATTGCTGACGCTCGACTATATCTTTAAGGTTTGAGCAACCAATACGTTTTGTTTTCTTTGTTGTACGAACACCAGGATATGGATCAGCACCAGATTTACCAAGCACGTCACCCGACTTAGTCCAGTACATTTCTTCATATTCAAATGTATAGTACAATTCATCTGCTACTTGTGCACCAACATCATTGATTTCAATAAGAACATACGCTGAATTGTATTCTTTAGCCACCTGATAAACGATATTAGAATACATCATCGGTGCAGTTTCATTATTGTTGAATGACGCAACAATACGATGAGGATATTCAGTCACATCAAATACCATAAATGCCGATGCATCCATATGACGACCACGAGATACGTCAACTGTCATAGTGTACTTATGATCTTTGACTGGTGGTTTGTAAATCTTCAAACCTTTACGATGATCATTGAATTCTTTAATTGGAACATCTGCTGACAAACACGCCATTGTTGCTGCAGTCAACAACTGTTTACTTGAACCTAAGAACTCAGCATCAATCTCTTGTGCTGCTTTCATTTCACCTAAAACACCACGCTGTTCTTCATACCACTTTTGATCTCTTCCTGGAGTTTCGTGCCAATGTATGCGTAATGGTACAAATCCATTGATACCCTTTTCCGCCTCATTCCAGAACTTGTAAAAGTGATTGAATCCATTAGGTGTGGATGTCATAAAGATTTTGGTATCTTTACCAGCAGTAATGGTTGGGTAAACCGCTGTGAAAAACTCTTCTGCCAAATTATTCTCTACGAAAGCGAACTCGTCAATGTAAAGTAATGAAATTGATTTACCGCGAATACCAGAGCTTGATGTTGCTGATCCAAACACTTTAGATCCATTTTCCAATTCAATGGATCGTTTGTTCCACGACTTCACACCTTGTTGTAACCACTTCGGTAAATTCTCATACGCCATACGAATACGAGCCATAATTTCGTCTGCTGTATTCTGTTTGTTCGCTAAAACGGCAACAGATTTATTATCGTTGAACAAAACAAACCACACAAAGTATGCAGCAGATACTGATGTTTTACCTTGCTGGCGAGCAGTGAGGAAAATGACACGACGATTGTTATGATAAGTGTTGACCATTTTATGCTGATAGTCATACAACTCCATTTTCACGATCCCTTTATCAGGGTGAACCACATTGATGTATGTGGAAATGAAATAACAAGGATCTTTCTTACACTTGATAAGTTCCTGAATCATCTCTTCAGTATATTCAATACGTGTGCCTTCAGGTCGCAAGTTTGGATTGCTGCGAAATGAAACACCTGACAAATAATCAATGAGATCATCTGCCATTGACTGAGAAATGAACGGTTGGGTCATTTCATTCTTTCAGCTAACATCTTATTTAATGATGATGAATCTCCAACAAACACTGCATTTTGAACTGAACCAATTTGCTGTATTGGTTGTCCTGTCTTAGTACCTTTGGCAGTTTTAACATCTGCCTTATCTTTACTCATTTGAATCAACTGACGATTTACATCAGCCATATTCTTTAGCAATCCAGACAACACTTCAATAGCACGAGGGTTCTCAGATTCTGCAGCAATACGCATAGCAGTGTTCATTGCTGCTTGACCTTGCGAAATCAGTTCATAGTAATTTTGACGAGCATATTCAAAGTCAGTATCTTCAGCATTTTCTTCTGCTGTAGGAACTACAACTTGTGAGATTTCTTCTGTGTGCGGCGTCATATCAAATACTTCAGCAATTTTTTCAACGGTCATTCAAATCCCCAATTTTCACTCACATTATAATTATCGTTTTTATTTGCTGCTCTAGGATTAACTTCAGCTTTGTACTTAGGTCCAGGTGATGTTGGTGTTTGTGTATTCAAATCAACATTAACCTCTTTAATAACCTTCTCACTCTTGATGATTGGGCCAAACAAATCGACCTGAGCGACAAATGAGAATGTTTGCTCCACTACTCTAAAGTCACTCATATCACCTTCATATGAGTCATTGACACTAACACTTTGCAATACAATAGGAATGTCTTTCTTAACATTGAATTGTGGTAATATCTCAATGTTAACTGTCATACTAGGAGCAAAGTATGGAAGAATTTGCTCCAAAATTTGTAATGATTCTTCTTGTGTTTTTGCCAGAGAGTAAAGATTGATTTGAACATCATACGGAATAGGATTGAATAATCGTGCTCTCTGTGTTCCGATTGTACCTAAAACATGAGATCCTATTGCACCAACTTTTCTTGATGCATCATATTGATATCCGGAGATCTCAAATGCAAGTCTAGGCAAAACGATTTTAACGTTGTTCGTTCTGTCTGCATCTTCATTCAATATACTCAACCATTTATTTTTTGGACCATAAGCAATAGGCACATCAATAATTTGATTTTTAGCGCCATCTGCATCACGTTTAATTACTTGCATACCAGAAAATAGTTGACCAAAACTAACAATAAGCTTTCGAATAGTTTCGTGGTAATATGGTTGATCGTTGAAAATTGACATTAATTAATACCTTGAATAATTACAACTCGCCGAATGGATCTGAAACATCAAATGAAATGTTCAAACTTTCATCTTTAAAATCTGTACCAAATCTTCTTTCATCTTGATCAATGATAACATCGACCTCTTCATAAACCATATAACCACAATCTTCATATACAATAGCGTCATCATCTTCTGTTCTAACTTGATGATCCAATATATCGAGTGAATTGTTGGACATAAACGCATCAATTTCGGGCACACCAGTATTGATTGATGCAGAATCGTAAGAGAAGAATTCACATGTTAATTGGTACTGATATACTTTCCCCATTTGAAAAAAGTCTGAATTTGTGTCTTTTACAAACTTGATTTCCAAAAGTGATTTGGTGACTGGTTCGTAAATTAAATCGCCTTCTTGTGGGCGATATCCATCAGTCTTCATTGTGTGCAATTGTGTATAAGATGCGATTTCAATGTCCCAAGAAAGTTTTGACACGACCAATACAATCTCATTACTGATTTGCAAACCAAACTTGGACATAATGTTTGTGTCTGCTGTCCATCCTTTGTTTGCTTCGTGATACATTTCTATCTCTAAAGCAAATTCAAATTTAGAAATAACGTCCTCACCAAGAATAAGATCTTCATGCTGAATAATTCTTGGAAGATAGTAGTACTTCTGCCCCAGAACTTGTATGGATTCTGCAATGAGAGAATCTAATAACTTTTGTTCTAGTGGAGAATTTTTTCTAAAATACGGATTGACAAGTGCAGTAATGATTATACTCCTGTAGTGTTACTATATTTATACTTACTACAATACACTAAACAAGGTTAAGATAATTGATCTCTAAGGTTTGATATCTGAACATTTAAATTGTGCAGCCAACCATCATCTAAACCAAGTATAGCTTCACGCTTCCTGCGTTCAGTTACTGACGCTTCAAGTTGTTCTATTTCCGCGAAAATATCTGCCCGTAGTTGATCGACTGATTTTGGTACTACTGCATACGTCACTGTCCAGGCTCCATCAATTAAACTTTGGCCAACATCTTGAACAGTTTCTGATGGTAAACATGTAGGGTGCGGCCCGTAGCGAAGAACGACTAAATCGGTGTCAATTAAATCGTTGTCAGTGAGTGGTGATGGAAAAGATGTGTCCGGAAACTGAGAATATAAATCATACTCGGATACTCGTTGTTTTGTTTTTGTATTAAATAACATAATTCACCTGTAACTTATGTGTATATTTATGGTGTAACCACTAAAGAGCCAGCGGACCCAGCAAACAGAGTTTTATTGCCGTTAGTGCAACCAACCTGATATGGCGACAAGGCCAAATTTAGGTCGAACACATTACGAAGTCTAGTAAAATCGCTACTCCAAGTAATCCCGTCTAAAGAAACAGACCAACTGCCACTTGCAGCAGAGGATATAAACATAGATCCTGTCCATATTAAAAATTGCCCACCTAAACAACCAAACCTAGTAGTCCAGTTAACACCATCTGGCGATGTTGCGCAGACGTTTGGCCCAGTTGCTACAATCAATTTGCCGTCCCAAGCCAAACCTTTTACTACAACCGCCCCTATGGCTGTAGCTAGTCCTGCTTGAACTGTCCAAGTTACACCATCATCGGTAGAGGTAGCACATTTTCCACTAGCACCGACAGCAACTATAATATTTCCCGCCTTAACAACCCGCCAACACGCGTTCGCACCAAAAGCAGTAGTAAAACTAGCAACTTCAGTCCAGGTTCCGCTGCCGGTGGTAGATGTCCCACATTTTCCATTTGCACAGACTGCTAAGTAACGGTTACCAGTCCATAGTATATCTGTCACAGAGCTAGTAAAAATTGCGGTGACGCCTGCGCATGCGGCCCACGAATCTATGCTTCCTTGGGTTTGATTGTAACAAAGGTAATACCCACCGTTGCCGCCGATAACATAACCCCCATTCCTGTCTGTGGCTAAACTTAGGGCGATTTGATTTGTGGAAAGAAAAGATACACCAGTAACAGAGTGACGAGTCCAATTCTCCCCATCTGTAGAAGACGATATATAAACTCCCTTTCCACCAGAAGCTATGAATCTATTACCATCCCATATCATACACATAACCGCCGTAGTTGACGCTGGCGGAACATGCTCGGAAAGGAATGTATTTTCTGTCCATGTTATTCCATCAGTAGAAGTGTATGACTTGCCATAATAACCTATTACAATGAACTTATTACCAGCCCATTGAATCGAAGTAACCCCGCTAGTCGTATAAGTGAGGGACTGAGCAGAAGACCAAGTAACTCCGTTATCTGTTGAACGACAAACAGCACCACTAGTTCCGCCAGCTCCAACACCTGCAACTATCCAAACACCGTTGGCGTAAGCAAGACATTTTGGAGCGTTAGTGGGAAAATAGGAAGAAAAATTGGATACGACATTCCAAGAAGTCCCGTTATCAGAGTACGCGGCAACAGGTGTGGTGGAAATGTATCCTACAACGACAAACCTGCTACCGTTATTAGCCACATCGTAAAAAGTATAACTTGTGGCTGTGCCACCAAGAGCTGCCGTAAGTTCAGGTCTAGCTGTCCAAGTTATGCCGTCAGTGGAAGAAGCGCAAGCGCCAGAGGCCCCCACAGCAAAGAGCAAACTGCCGTTCCAGCACATACTATACGGAGCATAGGTGGCACCAAAAGCGGCAGCAAAAGAGGTGGATCGAGATGTCCATGTTACACCCTGATCGTCGGACGTAACACACGCCCCTGCACCCACTGCCACTATACGCGAACCAAATTTCACCAAGCGCAAAGCACCAGTGGTTCCGGTTACAGCGGTAGTATAAGAGCTATTTGAAGTCCACGTCCGCCCGTCTGTAGAAGAGTATCCAGATGCCCCCGCGAGGACAAACCAGCTTGAACCGGTCCAAATACCGTCATTTAAGTTAGCACCAAGTACTGTGGCTTTAACTGGTGTAACATACTTATAATCACTATACTTAACACCAAGTGCAATAGGTGTTCCTGAACCACCACTAGCCACAACTATAAAATCGTCACCATTTAATATCAGTCTATACGTAGAATATAGGGTTCCCATAGCAGCATATCCACATACGCTACGCCAGCCAGTGTCGTAGTCGCCTTTAGAAGACAAAACTATACCTCTGGTAGTCATCTCACATCCCTTGCTAATATTAAACCAACCCAGGTTGTGCCACCATCCCTGCTGTATAAACCCAATAAGTCTGTCCCAGACACTGTAAATGTGGGCACGACACCATTTGCCCACTTAATTCCACTCCACCAAGTGATTGTCGAACTTCCACCATTAGTAAGTTCCAATATAAAACTACTAATGTATCCGGCAGCAGCTACGTTAGACACTGTAAGAGTTGTTGTGCCACTAATAGTCTTAGTGAACACAGAACCAGCTAAACAATCAATGTCGTTTGCCCCCATCGCAACACGAGTCTCACGGGGTCCAGTCAAAGTTTTATTGGTTAATGTTGCAGTGTTAGACGTTGTTACGTTAGCTCCAGCTGTTATTCCGTCTAATTTTGACGCATATGTACTAGTCATATAACCATTGACTGATGCTGTTGCCGCGCCAATAATAGTCATCAAATTAGTGCCAGTCAGTTCCTCAACAACACCAGCACCAGCAGTTATTCTGCCTAACACTCTACTGGTTGCACTTACGTTTTGCATTTTTGCATATGTTACTGCACTATTTGTGATTGTTAATGCGGTCGCACCAGTAACGTCGCCTGTATGTGTTGCATTAGTTACAAGTCCACTATATAATGTGTTTACTGCATTATCACCTGTATTTGTCCCACTTACAGACGCATCTCCTGTAATAGTTAGTGTTCTGTTTGCGTCTCCGGCAATAATAGTCAAAGATTTGTTAGCAGTTAAATCGGACCCATTTATCAATCTAGTATAAAATGTGCCACCAGATGATTCTAATAAATTAACGCCAGTAAAATACCCATCTTGTGTGCTTGTAGTTGAATTTGATAAAAATGCCCCATTCAACGTGGTTCCCGAATAAGACAGCCCAGTACCAAGAGTTATCTCTTCAATTGCGCCGGTTCCTGCAGTCGCTCGACCAAGAAGTTTATTGGTGCTGACATCAGCCAGCGTAGATATTTTTACTTTTGTTGTCATTTACTGACCTCTACAATATTGTTTTATATATTTATAAAGGTTGCATTCCTGCCATATATTTCGCTGTTGCAGATTCAGCAAAAATTGTGGTATGACCTAAAGTTTTATGTACTTTGTCCTCTTTCTGCCATTCTCTTGTTGATACTCTAGGCCAACAAACTACCTGTGGTGGATCGGTGATCCAAAGTGGAAATTCACTTTTTGAGTTTATCCATTCATCTACGTTGATATCTACACCATTGGTTTCGGCATCATTGATAAACCATTTTGCGGTATCCACAGTAAATGCATATGCATGACCACCCACATGCTTTGGTATCTTAACCATTTCTTCAATAGGACCAATCGGTGTATAATATGCTTCATTTTGAATTTTGTGACCAAAAATGTTAATTGCCATTTCAATTAGTTCAATATTACATACATCACCCTTGACGATGGCATCATGTTCCAAAATGAGACATGGTTTATTCAATTCAACAATCCGGCGCCAACATTTGATATGTGAGGCATGACAGTTATTGTTGCCAACTGACACTTTCTTTGCAACATTGTTTGGATGTAACCAAACACCAACAGTTTTCATAGCATCTTCACTAGTCATGAACTCAATACCATCAATAAACTCATATGGTACATTGTGTTTTTCACATGATTCAGCACACATCTGAGCATATTCCATTGATTCAGGAACACGCAATCTTCTAATAATCAATGCACGATCTACTTTACTCATAATCAACTCCTATAATTGTCTAAATCCAGCAACCCATCCAGGTGTGGATGCTTCTGAAAATGTCCAGGTAATGCCCATCTCTTTTCTAACTTTTTCTTTGATTTGCCATTCCCTTGTTGACACTCTGGGCCAACAAATAACTTGAGGTGGTTCTGCAACATATAATGGCAAACCTGATTGTCTTTCTGTTATCAAAAACGAATCAACATTTGTGCCAACTCCGTTTGTTTCAACAAAGTCGATCAACCACATTGCAGTTATTGGCGACAATCCACAAGCATGAACGCCAAATGCTCGTTCAATTTGAACCAATCCTTGAATTGGAGAAACAGGTTCGTACATTTCGGGTAATCCCACTCGATGCCCAAATGTAACAACTGCCATATCGGGTATATCAACATTACGAACATCGCCTTTGACGATAGCATCGTGTTCAAGAATAATGCAAGGAACATTTAGTTCAATGATACGTCGCCAACATTTAATATGTGATGCATGACAATTATCGTGACCTGTCATACCAGTATTATATGTTGGTTGTTTCCATGCGCCGACTGCTTTGAATGCATCTTCACTAGTCATGAACTCAATACCATCAATGAAGTCGTAAGGTAATCCATGTTTTTCACACGATTCAGCACACATCTGAGCATATTCCATTGACTCTTGTACTTGTAAGCGCCGTATAATCAATGCACGGTCAATATTCACACGATTCTCCTAAAATGATAATCAGCATCAGCAAAATTCTTACTAAACTTTTCTGCTACACATTCATAACCAATCGTTTTCATGTAACCTATCACTACATCTGCCTTTGGTGCGCCTTTGTTGTAATCTACAGTTTGTAATTCTAATATTACATTTTTTGCACGAGACAAACATAATGGTGCCCCAATAACAATATCCAACTCCGCACCTTGAACATCCATCTTTATCAAATCGGGTAATGGATAGTTTTTGGTTTGTATCAGAGTATCTAATGTAATAGTTTTCATCTTTCTCTTATGTGCATCATCATAGAGATGTGCGGCAGGTGGATTGATCTTTTCGTTTTCTTGATAGTACGAACAACCACCAGGATAATTGAAGTTATAATAAAAGTCGACGTCTTTACCATCTTGGTCAGACAGAATGCAGTTCTCAAATTCTATACCTTGATACAAAAAATCAACTTCTTTTAATGCATCAAAACATATGATTCTTGCGCTGGGCCACACTAACTTTGCTTTACGTTGCCAATGCAATACACACGAACCTATATCATATATTACATTAGGATTTATGTTTTGTATGCTATACAAATAATTAACATGATTCTTTGGTAGTAAATCAGAGTTAGCGACATTACGAAGTGACTGAATCATTTTTCTGCTTCCAATACAGTCGATTCATATGGTCGCATTGATTGTTTCTTATCAATACCATTGAACGCATCCAATCTACTTTTCCCATATGGCATCTCTGATACATTTTTGAACCCAAGCTCATTCAGTTGATTGAGAAGATCATTTTTATACCAAACACACTTATGTTCACCTTCTTGATGTAGCAATCGTAATGCAACTTGTCTTTGTTTTGACATTTGTTGAATCTGAACTTGACTGAGAATAGAAGAGTAGTATGGATTACTGAGAGGCCTTTCTGACATCAAAATGTTTCTGTGATATTCAGATACAAATGGGTGATCATCAAGGTTTTGATCACTACTCAAATAATCAACAAAATCCATTGAAGGCCATATAACTCTAATAACACCACCTGGTTTGAGAACACGATACATTTCTTTTAAAAATGCGATACCGTGTTCTTTCGTCAAATGCTCAATAAAGTGTTCACTGAATGTACCATCATATGTGTTATCATCAATATTTGGAATAGGAAGAATCGTCATATCGTGCACAATTCCTCCACGGACTTTAATGTCTCTTATTACATCCCAATCTTGATTACGCTTGAAGTTCCCCGCGATTTCCAAAAATTTCATTATTCACTTTCAAATGATCTAGATAATTTTGCCACTCAACAATTCTGTTGTCCCACGAATATGTATCATCGGTAACTTGCTTCTGCTTTGATGTATCATAATTCCCAGACATGACTTTGAGAATAGATTTCTCAAGTTCTTGCTCAAAAACTTTCTCATGTTCAAATCTGTTAGGTACAAAATCATACATGTCGGTAAATCCTGCACCAGTTTCTGGCAACCCCGCAAGTGATGGATGAACACAAACACACCCTGCGCTCATTGCTTCAATCATGCAT